CCACCGCCACCCCAAAGAGTGTCACCACCATCTCTACCGAATATGATGTCCGAGTTGTGCGTACCTGCGATTGCCTCAGCGGCTCCAGTGCCCTGATATTTGTGTTGATCCGTTGATGTGTACTTGACTTGGTTCAACATATAATGAAGCAAGTTCTGGGCATACACGTCAGAACCTTCGTCCCATATACTTCTGTATTGGGATTGGGGCCTGTTGTCGTTGCTGTTGTCAGGGTCACAGTTACCACCTATGTAACAATCCAGTGGTATGTGTGAGTAGTACACGTGACCCGAACCGTAGCCATACCAGAAGTCTGTGGCATAGTCAGTGTTCTGATCATCGTCGAAGATTGTGGCCACAGCATCGGATGGCAGTGATGAGATTAGTGTTCTACCATGTGTGCTGAGACTTCCACCATCAAGTGTGTAGCCACTGTTGTTGATTGCCTCTGTAATGGTGTTGTACATCACACCAGCAGGCCCATTGGTCAATAGACTGGTGCCACTGGCAAAGGTGACATCATCAGAATCTTGTGGACCAGAATTACTAAAGTTGGCTCCACCTGTGTTGGGCAGAACTTCATTAGTTGCATACGACCTATCATGGAATATCAATGTTCCACCGTTATTGACCCAGGTGTTGATTGCTCCACCCGATGCCATGGCACTCGCAAAAGGGTTTCCACTATGATAACTTTCTGTGACCCAAAGTAGGTCAAGGTCATCGAGGTTGCTGGAAGTGAAACTGTTCATTATTGACGCTGTGTGTCCTATGTCTTCCACAAATTCAGCCATTACTGGCGCTACCTGTTCACCACCACTTTGATTTGTGCCATCATCTTGATAGTGAACACCAACAGTGGCTTTGGTGTATGTGACAAATCCATCAGCAGTCACGGTTATATTGAAACTGTCTATGTCCGAAGCACCGTAAGGATCCTGCACTTTTAATAAGACTGTGTAGGTTGTGTCCTGAGTGATATTGGCAAATGTACCGTCCCAAGTGATTGTGTTGCCGCTCAGTGATAAAGCACCTGTTGGATCATCAAAGATGCTGTAGGTTAATGTGTCTCCGTTGGCATCAGAACCGTACACATAACCAACCACGACTCCTGATGTTTTGGCATTTGACTCTGTCACTGTGACATCGTTTGGCATATCCAACCATGGAGCAACGTTGATGTTGTTCTCCGCGGCTAAATCTTCTATGAGATCGTCCATGAAGTCTTGGGCATCTCTTTCTGCATTGTACAATTCTTCGTTGTTGTCCACGATGTTGTAGAAGTCTTGCATTGGATCTTCTGCATAGAAGTCTTCTGGAGTTTCTATGCCTGCTCCTGCACCCAGAAAATATTCGTCTAGATTGCCAGCCTGAATGACCATCATGTCTTGAACATTCTGATCTATATCATCTGGTAGTGCCTCTTGTACTTCTTGATCGTTAAAGAAATTGTCGGCTTCGATTGCAAATTCATTGTTTTGTAGTGCGTTCTGTTTCTCTTCTGCTAAAAACTCTTCCACATTTATATTGATCTGTTGATCCTCAGGGACATTGAACACATCATCGTTTTCATTGTATCCTGGACCATCTTCCGGTACCCGCACAACCATAGGACCATCTTGAAATACTTCCTGTAATTCTTCATCCATGGCAAAGAATTCGTTGTTCAGTTCTTCAAAGTTTTCATCCAGTTCTTCGTATTGCTCGTCGATCTCTTGGAAACCTTGATCAATCTGTTGTCTCTCTTCATCAAGTTGTTGGAACTGCTCTTCGATTTCTTGGATCGCTTCTTGGTCATTGTTGGCATATGCTTCCTCTGCCGCTTCTTCAAGTGCCTGTGCCTCTTCTTCAAGTGCTTTGGCTTCCTCTTCAAGTGCCTGTGCCTCTTCCTGGAGTTGCATATCCTTCTCCATCAGTTCGTCAGCCTTCTCGATAAGTTCTTCCTGTTTCTCTTCGATCTCTTCCAATTTCTCTTTAACGTTCTCTTCTGCAAATATATCTTCAGGTTCCTCTTCGATATTTTCTTGCAGTTCAACACCATCGTTCTCCAGTTTCTCTATTATCTTTTCCTGGAACTCTTCTATGATCTCGAGTGGTGCCTCTTCCATGAACTGTTCAATTTCTTCTTCTGGTATGAAGTCCTGGAACTCCTGCACAAATTCTTCTTGGAACACTTCAAATTCTTCCACAATGGCATCAAACTTTTCTTCAACCTGTACAATTTTCTCTTCAACGAATTCAACTTTTTGTTCTATCTGTTGTACTTCCTGTTTTACTTCTTCAACCTTTTCTTCAACCTGTTCTACTTTCTGTTCGATGACCTTTTCTTCTTCAAGCACTTCCTCAACTTGTTCTTCAACTTCTTCGATCTCTTGTTCTGCTTCAGCAAGTTCTTCTTGGATCTCTTCTATCTCATCAGCATCTGCGTTTTCTAATTTCTCTTCTAGTTCAGCAATTTCTTCTTTTAACTCCTCGGCTTTCTCTTCAAGTTGTTCCTTCTCTTCTTCGAGTTGTTCAGCCTCTTCTTCTAGTTGTTCTTTTTCTTCCTCAAGTTGTTCCGCTTCTTCCTCAAGTTCTTCTGCTTCCTCTTCAAGTTGTTCCTTTTCTGATTCTGCTTCTTCTTTTTCTTTAGTCGCTTCTTCAGTTTCCCTTTCAACTTCTTTTATCTTTTCTGTCTTACGTGTTGTGGAAATAGTCTTGGCATACTTCTTAAGCACAATTTCTTTTGGTAATATCACAGGCACAGTTGGTGGCATGATTGCACTAGTGATTGTTGTGGCTTGGTAAGCCTCTGTCAATATAACTTCGCCGCTATCATTTTTAATACTGATCTCTCCCACAGTGCCATCTGCGTTAGGTAATAAAACTATTTCGTTGTCCTCGCCTTCCTGATTGGCTCTACCCGCAACCTGTGTTCCTCTTACACCAATCGTTAAGACAGGTGTGCTTACAGTCATTGCGTCATTGCCTACCTTGGCAATGTTTCCTGATACGAAAGAAAAAGATCCTCCAATTACATCTGCATTCATTCCACCTTGATTGGCTTCTGGATCATAATAGAATTCGTCCACAACCATCTTGGCTCCTGGCTCTAATGATAGTGCTGTGTCGTCTTTGAAAGTTATACCAACTGTGTTCTGACCTACATCCACAAAGTCATTTAGATAGATGAAGTCTCCCTGTTGCAGTTCAATCTTCTGACCCACCCTTGTGATAACAATAGGACCATCGGTGACTGTGATTTCACCAATTGCTTTTGGATCTTGAAATGCTAAAAATTCGTTTGATTGATAGGCAGATAGCGAGGACACAAGTTTGGGGGTAAGTGATGCGCCTTGAGGCGATACAAGAGTTGGCAAATTGACAAAATAATCTTTCACCAATACCGTGTCTGAGTCAGTAGAAATGATTAGATCCTTGTCGATGACTGAATAGTCACCACGTAATAATACAGATCCATCTATTGTGATTGAAGTTTTTCCACTCGTGTTCAGAGTATTCATGTGTCGCACTTGCCCCCGCTAATTGCTTCTAATATTTAATAAAACTACCACATAATATTAAGTGTATACATAATTGACAAAGTTTATTTTGTGTTGTATAATAAGGATTCAGTCGAGACATCGCGAACAGAAATGTTTGAGGAAAGTCAGGACACTGTTGAGAGTGCGAGTCCAAATAGAGAGTCTTTATGCTCAACCATGACTCCGGGTATAGACGCAAAGATAAATGATGTCATAGAACAGAATCCTGCTTACGGACTGAAAATGTTGGCCCTTGGTGAAATGGTATCACAGCGGTTTTTGGTACCGTTATTTGAGGTTCGAGTCCTTGAGGGCCAGCCAAGGTCCTTTGGTGTAGCGGTTAACACGTCCGCCTGTCACGCGGAAGATCACGGGTTCGATTCCCGTAAGGACCGCCATAAGGTAATGTGGCGGAATGGTTACGCGGAGGATTGCAAATCCTTTTATCCTGGTTCGATTCCAGGCATTACCTCCACATAAATATTATCATGCCAGAGACAAGTAGACAAGGTGATTCATTATCGACAGGACATGGTTGCGTAGGCTCAACTGTTCTTGCCGCACCAGGACAATCTAAAGTGTATGTAGAAAATCAACTGGTAGCAAGAGTTGGAGACCCAACGGTTGCACATCCTAATCCACCCAATCCACCTTGCCCTGATCACGTTGCGAATGTTAATGCAGGCAGTTCCAAAGTAATTGTTGTGAACTCTCCTGTTGCCAGAGTGGGCGATAGTGCTGATGCTGGTGCAATGACTTCGGGATCAGCAAAAGTCATTTGCGGTGGATAATAACAATAAATACTATTATTATGTTTAAATGGATTAGAAAATATTTGCAGAAGTCAGTGGATTCAGTTCTTGTTCTTGATCCTGCTTGGGAAGTAAAACCTAAGAAGAAGAAAAAGGCTAAAAAGAAAAAGAAGAAGAAAAAGAAAAGTCCATACGATGAGCCTTGGAATGGCATAGTGTAATGCCAAGACGCGGACCAACGTTGGGTGATCCAACAGACTTCAGTTATAGAATAAACAAAGTCACAAAGATAATTGACGGTGACACTATCGATGTCATATTGGATTTAGGTTTCGATATACTCCATAAGAGTAGAGTAAGACTGTTCGGTATTGACACACCTGAATCAAGAACACGTAACAAAGAAGAAAAGAAACGTGGATTGATATCCAAAGCATTCCTCAAAGATAAGATTAAACTTGCAAAGAAACTAACAATCAAGACACACAAAGGATCCGAGACAGGTAAGTTCGGAAGAATACTGGGTGAAGTGTTTGCTGACGGTGTTAATCTTAATCTTAAAATGTGTAACGAAGGTTATGCTGTTCAATACTACGGACAGAACAAAAACCTAGTCGAAGCACAGCACATGAAGAATAAACAAAAATTAATTCGAGCAGGCATACTTAAATAGGAAATGATGTCAGAACAATTATTACTACTCTTCTGGTTAGCAATCAAGCACGGTGTTTGTGATTTGGCACTACAGGCTATCTATTGTAGACCCAGCAATAAACATTTAATAATGTCAAAGAAGGCCCTGTTGCATTCGGGACATCATGGAGCAGGAACATTCATAGTCCTAACGTTCTTTTCTTTGCCGTTGAGTATCACAATAGGCTTGGCATTGATGGACATGGTGATACATCACATAATCGATCATACAAAAAGCAGTCTTGTAAAAAAATATAATTGGACTCAGGACGGTAAAATGTATTGGGTTGCAACAACCGTTGATCAGAACTTACACTTCCTAACTTATCTTGCAATCGTGCTGTTGGCTTAATGGTGCCGCTTCACGGATTCGAACCGCGGACCTACTGATTACAAATCAGTTGCTCTACCGGCTGAGCTAAAGCGGCGTAATTCATTTCGCAGACGGGCACAACTTCTCCCGCCTGCCCACTATGTGGAAACTATTGCAGTGCCTAGTTCGGCAATCTTAAATGGGGTTTAACCCAATGTACAAATTTTCGAACTCCAAGGTGTACATAGATCCTATTCAGGAGTTCTAGAACTAGCGTCGTTGCAATCATTCCAACAAAGAAGAACGCAAAACCTATCAATATCATTACAATTATTATAAAATGTAATGAATCATAATAAAATTTTTTCCAATTATCCATATCAATCTAAAGGTTTTATTTCAACGGGTTCAACAGGATACTTGTCGTGAACACGTTTTTCTTCTTCATAAGTGTGAGGTATCTCTAAAACGAATGTTGCGTTCGGCTTATTCGCACAAGACACAACAAATAGAAATACCAACATAGCAATTAATTTCATGAAAGTATTTAACAATATACATTATTCCAAACCAAAAGTCAACCATAAATAATTGACTTTACAACTTATATGTGTTAAAATGTGATATGGATAAGAATACCGAAAGATGGATCATAGTTATTTTATTTGTTATCCTTTTGGTAGCAGGACTGTCAGGTTGTGCAAATAAATCAAAAGAAAAAGCAAATATGCCAAACATCAGTGTCTACGATGGTTCACTATCCAAGATACTAGGTTGTATGTTCTCACCAACTGCCTGTGAAGATATGAAGAAAGCACAGGAACAAAATTCAAATCAGACCAAAGAAGAAGCAGACGAAGAGTTCACTAGAGAGTTCGATCAGATAGACGAAGACTTAAATAAAGAGTAATGTATAAGATTTTAATACTAGCCTATCTCATAGGACAGTCACCTGTTGATACCCAAAGAACATTTCAAATGGAACAGACATTCGATACCATGGCAGAGTGCAAGGCAGAATTACTAAAGAAGGATCCAGTCAGAGATACCTACGATGTGTTGTGGGAGTTTGTGAACGACATGAACTTCAAATACGATTGGCTGATGGCTGGTTGTAAGAATGATGAGACTGGCGAAGAGTTTCAAATAGAACCATCTTATCCAAAAGGTAAACCAGAAGAACTGCAAGGTCTTGAGTTCAGTGGTCAGTTAGACGCTTAATTTTTTAGATTATTTTTTATTGAATCCACAGTTGCATCCGCAGAAAAACTTATTGTGGGCAACATTCCATTACTCTTAATAACTTTTTCTTTCATCACTGTGACTGATGTTGGTTGTAGTATTCTTGATTCCGAACTCATAACAGAAGCAAAGTCCTCAGATACATTTTGATCAAATTCATCTAGTATCTGTTCTTCAGTCATCTCAGTGTCATGATCAACACTGATACGAACTGTTGCTTCTATGTGTGATTTGAATTTTGAAGTTTTCCTTTTGCCGAACATTTTTACATATTACAACAAAAGGAAACTTCTGTCAAGTTATTCTTTCTTATCGTCTTTGTCTTTGTCTACTTCTTCAAACTCGGCGTCAACAACCTTTTCGTCCTTTGCGTCTTGACCTTCGCTAGGTGCTTCTTGCTTCTGTTGATCTGCCTGTGCCTGTTTGTACACAGCCTCGCCAAGTTTCATGGATGCTTCTGTAAGTTTAGCCACTGCCGCTTTGATTTTATCTGCGTCTTCTGACTTGACTGATTCAGTCACTTCAGTTTTGGCATCTTCAATCGCTTTCTTTTCTTCAGCGGATATCTTCTCTCCATGCTCTTTCAATTGTTTTTCTATCTGATGAGTCAACGTTTCTGCTTGGTTCTTCGCTTCTACCAAATCTCTTTTCTTCTTGTCTGCTTCTTTATTGGCTTCTGCTTCTTTAACCATCTTGTTGATCTCGTCCTCAGATAAGCCACCATCAGCCTTGATCGTAATTTTTTGTTCTTTGCCAGTGCCTTTGTCTTTAGCACTTACACTTACGATACCATTTGCGTCTATGTCAAATGTTACTTCAATCTGTGGCACTCCTCTTGGAGCAGGTGCAATACCTTCAAGGTTAAAGTTACCTAGCATCTTGTTATCGTTTGCCATTTCCCTTTCACCCTGTACAACTCTGATAGTCACCGCCGCCTGATTGTCTTCGGCAGTTGAAAAGACCTGACTCTTCTTCGTTGGAATAGTCGTGTTCTTCTCTATCAGTTTGGTAGCAACCCCACCTAGTGTTTCAATACCAAGTGATAATGGTGTAACGTCTAACAACAAGACATCTTTAACGTCTCCTTGTAGCACACCACCCTGTATCGCGGCACCTAATGCCACAACTTCATCTGGGTTTACACCTTTGTTTGGTTCTTTTCCAAAGAATGTTTTGACTGTTTCTATTACTTTTGGCATACGTGTCATACCACCAACCAATACAACGTCACTGATATCACCTGCTTTTATGTCTGCATCTTTGATAGCCTGCTTACAAGGTGCAAGTGTTCTTTGAATCAGTTCACCTACCAATGATTCTAGTTTTGCTCTAGTCATCTTCATTGCTATGTGTTTTGGTCCTGACTTGTCTGCTGTAATAAACGGCAAGTTCACATCTGTTTCACTAGCACTAGAAAGTTCTATCTTAGCCTTTTCAGCCGCCTCTCTAACACGTTGCACAGCCAACTTGTCGCTTGTTAGGTCAATGCCATTATCTTTTTTGAACTCATTAATAATGTAGTTTGTGATTGCCGAATCGAAATCTTCACCACCCAAAGATGTGTCACCGTTGGTTGATTTGACCTCGAACACTCCATCGCCTAGTTCTAATATTGAAATATCAAATGTACCACCACCTAAGTCGTACACTGCAACCGTACCTGACTTCTTCTTGTCAAGTCCATACGCCAATGCCGCCGCTGTTGGTTCGTTAATGATCCTTTCAACTTCTAGACCTGCAATCTTACCTGCGTCCTTTGTAGCCTTTCTTTGGCTATCATTAAAGTATGCCGGAACAGTGATTACTGCTTTCGTTACTTCTTGACCCAGATATTTTTCTGCTGTCTCTTTCATCTTACGTAAGACGTTCGCGGATATCTCTGATGGAGAAAATTTCTTGTCATTTGCTTTGATCCAAGCATCTCCATTGTCCGCCTTTACTATCTCGTAAGGTAAAGTCTTAATATCTTTTTGTACTGAATCACCGTCAAAAGTTCTACCAATCAATCGCTTCGCCGCGAAGATTGTGTTCTTACTATTGCTGACGGCTTGTCTTTTTGCTGGTGCACCAACAAGTATCTCGGAGTCGCTATAAGCAACCACACTTGGTGTGGTCCTCGCTCCTTCTGTGTTCTCGATTACCTTGGAACTTTTACCTTCCATGAGAGCAACACAACTATTGGTAGTACCTAAGTCTATTCCTATTATCTTTGCCATTTCTATTTTCCTCCTAATTAAGCAAGTTAAAAATATGCTCAGTACATTATATAAGCACTAATATTGAAATGTCAAGAGTATTTTGGAGAAATTAATGTAGTGTTTCGTTTTTGGTAGCACACTTGGTTTCGGTCATGAACATAATGTCTTTTGGTTTTATTTTTGGTTCATTTTCGAATAGTGTTGCCCATGCGTCCTTGTAGTCCATGGCATATACATTGTATTGTCCATCGTGTACTATGAACTCATACAGATTGACTGCGTAATTGGAGCCAGTGGATGCACTGCTAAAAGTTTTGTTTTTTTTCTGGTGCGAGTGTGACATCGAATGTTACAAATAATAGACAGGCAGTAGGATCATTTGGCATGGTCAATACTGCCGCCGTGGTTGTACCTTGTTGGTTTGCGTAATATAATACCATGAACACAACATCGCCATCTGGATTTGCACCCTTCTTGCCAAAAGATGCGTGGAGCAAATTCATATTCAATCTTTCCATCTTCTGCATGATTGCTTCGTGTGAGCCACAGATAACTGGAACTTCATTCCAATTGAAACCTTCTTCTAATTGTGGTAAAGCAGGTCTATGGTCCGCCGATGTTGGTATGATAGATAGAATTAGAGCGATTAGTGTAGTTAGGATTAACTTTTTCATGTATAAAAGTATTTACCGATTTATTTCTTTTTCTTCTTTTTGAGTGTCTCTTGTCGGCGCCACTGCTTTGGTGACATAGTTTTTGGTGGGAGATAAAGATTGTTGGCATTGCCAGAACCTAAATCTTGACTGGTGACTCCGTAAGGGATCTTTTGGATCTTGCCACCTTTCTTGAGGAACTCTTTCATCAGACGTTCGTTCTCCGCGATTTTATCGTCCGATGTTCTTTCGTCTTCTTTATGAAATTTATAACTTCTCATTCTTTCCTTTCCCAGAAAGAATATAAAAGTATTATAGACTGTTCTGGATAGCGTCTATTATTGACTGCCCTAATGATTTAGCAGAAATAATAATTTGATCTGCCCATTCTGGCTGTACAAGGTAAATGTACATTATAATAGCACCGATTATCATGCCTTTTATCATATTGCCTTCCTGTTGCCTTTCGTTATATTAACATCGTTGAACGTCATTGTCAATTCTTTTCCTTCTTTTCGCCTGCGTTGTTTTGTGACATTGGATCAGGTATCTCTTTGATGTCTGTCACTTTCCATTCTGGAAATCTATTTTCAATATCTTTTCCGTGTTCACTATAAACAAATGTCTCTATTGTGACATTGTCTCTCTTCATTGTAAATCCATATGCTTTCATTAATACCTCAAATACTTTCTTTTATACCAACCATAAAACTTTTTGTCACTAAAGAATTTGGCAACATCACTTGCAGGCACCTGATCACTTCTTATACATTCTGCCAACGATTGATATCTGTCTTCCATTTGTTCTTTCTTTTTGTCGCCTTTCAATATCTTAATCAGTTTCTTTTTTGTTACTTTTCTAGTCATTAATGTAATATCTTTTTTTGTAATTCTTCTTGGAATGGTCTGATGTCTTTGGAATTATCAGCAAACACCTGAACCAATTTAGCAAATTCTTCTTGTGGTAAACAACTCCTATATAATCTCAATCCCAATGCAACCAACACACTAGCAACCATTTGAGGATCTTGATCCACTGTTTGGTTAACCATCTCTGCGAACAGTTCGTCATACATCTTTTGATGTGTGTCGTCTACTCCTAATTTCTTCTTAATGTCATCTGACATTATTTTACACTCCTTTTATGACTTTCAAAATTGTTTACAAACACTCTAATCAATCTAGACAAATCAACTTCTTCTTTTTGTAAAGTTCTAGGATTTTTAAAACTTACTTTACAATCATTCACTTTCGCATAATTCATATTTTTTGAATCTATCACGATAGCGTCATCTGTATTCTTTCTCCAATCGTGTGATGAATACCCTAATACATCTTCTGACATTAGTTCAACCTCCCATATACTTTTAATAAATGCTTATACACTTTCTCCCAATACTTTTTGAACCAAGGGTCTTGTGCTGTCAGCATCATTGTTCTTGCATTGTTTATTAGTCTATCTTTACTAGGTTCAAACATTTTAGTGAGTTGATTGTACATCAGTGACTCCCCAAGGTTCAGTTAATTTTTTAATAGTGTCTTTTACTTCGAAAAGTTCCTCTTCTATTTCTATAATTCTTTTTACATCTGTTGTGAATTGTAATTGGTCTTCAAGAGATATCTTCTGTCTCTCTAACTCCGCTATTCTTACTTTTTTATTATCTTCAGTATGCATTTTTCCTCCCTAGTATCCTAATTTGCAATCCTGATTGTTCCAATAATCACATTCTTCAATGGCTTTACTCATGCCATATTCTTCATTTGGAAAGAACTTGATCTGTTCACCACAAATCCAACACACATCTTTTGCTTTGTATCCTGGATGTTTGGCTCCTACTTGCCATTCATTCATTGTGGCAGAACAGCCTGTCAGTGTCACAAATAAAATAATTGTTGACAAAATTTTCTTCATACCTTATAGTAGCATCTACAAGCCAAAATGTCAATGCCGCAAAAGTGTTGGTTTTGCTGGGTTTTTTGTAAATAGATGGATGACAAAAGTACTAGAACATAAACACATTATTATTAGAGCAGAAGTTTCCGAGCCGATCACCAAAAGGAACAAGGCTATCAAGTTTCTTAATAGGATAATAAAAGCAATAGGGATGAAATCCATGTATGGGCCAACTGCTTCATATTGCAAGATGGCTGGCAACAGAGGTATCACAGCATTTGCAATCATCGAAACAAGTCATATTGCCATGCACATTTGGGACGAAGTAAAGCCTGCCCTAGTACAACTTGACGTTTACACTTGCGGACCATTCGCACCAGAAAGAGTGCTAGACATATTGAAAGAACTTAACCCTACAAAGGTAGAACACAAATACTTGGACAGGGAAAAAGGCTTCACAGAACTTACCATATAAATACAAGTACATTTCATAATAATCTAATGGAGGAAGTTATGAACCTTAAATCCATTCAGATCAATCTACAACTTGGTCAAGAAATATTAGTTGGCAAAAAAGAAGAAAAAGCACGTATCACAAAGATAGAACACTTTGATAAATCGGGGGACATTGTGATAAACACCACGAGAGGCACCCGTAAAGTGCTCACATTTAAACTATGTCCGGTGACAGTATCAACCGATCCAGCGGATCAATATAGGTAAATATTTGTATGAGAGTAACTGAATTCATATCACAAGAGGCAGGACCAGCCAGTAAGAAACTGTGCAAGAGTAAAAAACCTGACCATGCATTAGGAGCCAGTCAATTGGCATCATGCAAATCACAGGGTTTCAGAAAACGTTCTGGAGATAAGTCATACAAGATAGGCAAGAAAAGAGTTTACGTAGCAGGGAAAAAGATTAAAGGAAAACCCTACGGTGGTCCTTTACCTTTATACAAATAATGATAGAACCAGTTTGGACAAATAAAATTCTAGTCAGCACTCCAAAGATGAGGAGTGATTCAACATTTGACAGAAGTGTAGTGTACCTTTATGAAGAGTCTCCACAGCACGTGGCTGGTTTGGTAATTAACAAACCAACAAGAACAAAGTTACAAAAGATATTTCAAGTCAAAGGATTTAAAACAATCAACATAAGCGATCTGGTTTACTCAGGTGGACCTGTGAATCAAGGAAACATCATAATGATGCACACAAACGAATGGAAATGTAAAAACACACTGCCACTCGCAAACGGCATCAGTATAACAAGTGATCCACAGATGTTAAAGAAGATGCACGAACAGGACCAACCACAGGCTTGGAGAGTGTTCAGTGGATTAAGCATATGGTCTCCAGGGCAACTTGAAGGTGAGATCAATAGCAAGTGTTGGATGACAGCAATACCTACCCCGGAGTTAAGTCTTGAAACTCCAACGACACAAATCTATGAGAAAGCAATAGAGATTTGCAGTAAACAAATCATAGACAAATACATCTAATAAAGTACGCATATTATAATAAATACAATATATGATCTCAAAAGACCCTTTTATAAAAGTAACTGATGCCTTGAAGGAATCAGGAAACTATCGTGTGTTCAATGATGTGTTGCGTGAAGCAGGAAACTTTCCTAGAACTATATGGTACAGCAAGTACGGAATAAAAAATGTAATCAATTGGTGTAGCAATGATTATCTTGGAATGGGTCAACATAAAATTGTCATTGACGCAATGAAGACAGCACTAGACACAACTGGAGCAGGCAGTGGTGGAACACGAAACATATCTGGAACCACACACTATCACGTAGCATTAGAATTAGAAGTCGCAAAATTACACAGGAAAGAATCTGCATTGATCCATACTTCAGCCTTTGTGGCAAATGAATGGACACTTATATCTATGACTAAAATTATAGATGATATAGAATTTGTTAGTGACGACAACAATCACGCATCATTGATCCAAGGTATATTAAAAAGTAAAGCACCAAGACATATTTTTAAACATAACAATCTAGAAGACCTAGAAGAAAAACTGAAAGCAGTGAAAGGCACACCTTGTTTAATATTTGAATCAGTGTACAGCATGGAGGGTGACGTTGCATTAATTAAAGAGATATTAGATTTAGCAGACAAATACAAAGCAATCACATACATTGACGAAGTACACGCAGTAGGACTTTATGGAGACACGGGTGCAGGTTGGTTAGAGAAAATAGGATTGCAAGACAGAGTTGATATTGTAAGTGGTAGTTTCAGTAAGGCGTTTGGTTTGCATGGTGGTTACATAGCAGGAGACAAAGAAATTGTAGATGCCATTAGAAGTGTATCGCCCGGCTTTATATTCACAACAAGCATTCCGCCAGTTATCTGTGCAGGAGCATTAGCAAGTGTTAAGTATCTAAAAGATGAAGGCGGTAGAGAATTAAGAAGTCAGCATCAGGAAAAAGCAATGGAACTTAAATCACTATTAACAGATTACAATATTGAAGTGTATCCTAATGACACACATTTAGTTCCGGTCATGGTCAGAGATCCAGTGAAGTGTAAAAAGATAAGTGACACTTTATTATTTGATCACGACATTTATGTTCAACCAATAAACTATCCTACAGTGGCAAAAGGCACTGAGAGATTAAGATTTGCTCCAACACCATTGCACACAGACGCAATGATAAGTGATCTAGCAGACAAATTAAAAGAGGTATATCATGATTAAGAAATATATTTTTATGGCTTTAGGTTTCATCAGTTTAGCCATAGCATACATAGGCTTCATTACACCAGGAATTCCGTTTAGTATCTTCCTTGTGTTCTCCGCTTATTGTTTTGCAAAGTCAAACAAGAAGATGGAACGTTGGTTATACAACCACCCATGGTTCGGTAAGTTCCTTACAAACTGGACACAGAAAAGAGTGTTCCCACAAAAAGGCAAATACGCAATGGTATTTGTTATGTCCACTACATTAGCATTCACATGGTACTTCACTGGTAACATCAAGGCAGTATTATGGTCAGGTGTATTCATGGCATTGGTTGCCATCTGGGCATGGAGATTTCCTAGCACATTAGAAGAACACGATAGAAGAATCAAAAACGGTAAGAAAATCGGCTGGTTAAAATAATTGACTTTTTTTGGTATTCATACTATAATATGGTATGAGTGATGATTATAAAGAAGAAGTCAAGTATGCTCCTGATTGGCCACCAAAGCCTAAACAGAGTGTAGACCCAAGTGTCCATGCAACATTGGATAGTGTCACTAACCATGAGCCTACAAAAGCACAATACATCACACAGATAAAAGAAGCATTACAAAAAGTTCACGATCCAGAAATTACAATAGACATTTACAATCTCGGTTTGATATACGATGTCAAGGTCACCGAAGACAAGGTGGTCCATGTGTTGATGACATTGACTTCTGCATTTTGTCCTGCCGCTGATCAGATACCTTTGGACATCATAGGACAGGTCACAGCCATAGAAGGTATCACTAATTGTCAGGTTAAAATAACCATGCAACCACAATGGGGCAGGGAAATGATTGAACCTAGTATGAGGAGTTTAATGAACCTATGAACAATTATGTGAAAAGTTTAGCAAGTTATATCTTTAAGAAAATGAATGACTATCAGACAGATGAGCAAGTAAGAAAAGAAAAGCCTATGCTTTGGCCCGCAGGAATATATTTTACAGAAGACAATATAAAGGAATGGATAGAGGAACATGACAGATCAATTTAATGTAACACCTTTGTTTGGTATCCCTTTGTATCAATCGACACTACAAACGATTGACCAAGACAGCATAGACTATATTAAGAAAACAGAATACAAACGTTTCCCTGCCGACAACGGTTATGGATCTACAGATAAGTTTTTATTGGACAAGCCTGAACTAAAAAATTTGAAAGGACTTGTGATGAAACATTGTGAACATTTCATTCATGATGTGTTAGATGTGCGTAAAGATTGTAAATTCGAAATGACTAATAGTTGGTCCACAAAACATATTAAAGGTGACGAGAGTGGTGCACACAATCACGCCAATGCTATGATCAGTGGCGTATTGTATTTGCAAACAGATGACGATAGTGGAGCAATCCTATTCCACAAAGACAAATCAAACTTCAATCTATTCACACCAACCATTGACGTGCCATTCAATAATGAAAAATTAAATGTGTTTAACACAGATGGCTGGGCAATTAAACCTAAGAATAATATGCTTATATTATTTCCTAGCACACTATATCATTCTGTGTATCCTAACGAAAGCGACATTGAAAGATATGTGGTTGCTTTCAACCTATTTGCTTTTGGTAAGTTTGGTTACGACAATGTGGTTCAATTAGGCATTGAAAACAAGACTGTTGCTTAACATGAAGATAAATATTAAGACTATGCACCAACCATACGATGATGATTTTCCTATGGAGGAAATTAACCTTGTGGACCTCTACAAGGAAGAAGTTGAATTCCTTAAAAAACAAAATGAGTTTTTAGAAAAGTCTAAGAAATCAAAAGACCAGAGACAACGTTGGAAGAATCAAATCTGCATAGAATATTTCCAAAGAAGAATCAATGAGGAAATGGCTCACCTAAAACATATCAAAGAGCAGATCATAATGAAGACACGAACACTCCATTAATATGAAAGTTGTAGAAATCTTAATATACGGTTTAGGTATGTTAGAGTTTCCTTATGATGAATCTATTAAGAATTGTCATCTAAATGCAAGTGCCATTTACGAACAAAATGGTGTAGAGTATATTGCAGATATAGATCCCGAAAAAGGTTTATGGGCAGGAGGTGATTACTGGTTGGGCGAAGATGGCAAAAGATATAGACTTGCTGGTCATAGATGTATCGATAAAGAAACTGGTAAAGAAATAGGCAGAAATAGATATTACTAATTTTCTTGTTTAACGACTTCGTGACCGTTCATCTTTATACATCTCGAACACACCATAATTTTTTTCCTGTTTGGACTGATGTGATAAACTAGGCGCAACGGTCTATGTGTCAGGCACATATAACACAATTCCTTACGCAACATTTCGTCGCTGTATATTCTGTCACCCAGTTCTTGCATTTAATATAGTTCGTCGCAGGATGAAAGCAGTTTGACCCACAGTTCGTCGTAGTCCCAAGCGATGCCGTGGACTTCCAGTAGATACTTCTGTTGCAATGGATATGATTCTTCTTCCAATGCTCTCATGCATTCGAAAGGCTTGCCTGGGCCGATCACGTCATTGCTGTCTTGCACATAGTGAATCAGTTCGTGCAGTAGCACACTTTTTTGGAAAGGATCGTGTATGTTGAAATATTTGTTTAGATAGATTGTATCCGTTTTTGGATCGTAGAAGGCGTGTAGGTGCCCAGAAGGATGTGTGTCCTCTGTGTAGTACATCGTGTTTAGTTCCTGTTGAGTGAGTTGGACCACCCGTGGAGTTTCTAAGTTTACGTTGTAATTTGTTTCTGCACCTATCCAGAGCAGTAAAAAAGCAATTAACTCTTTCATAATAGTATTTAATTAAACTGGATGTCCCGCAGGCTGTGGTGGAGCACCATCGTATTCAAGACAATAAATTTCACCTGTGCTCAACGGTAACACTTCCATGAAATATTCTTTCATTTCACCCGCCGCCTCTTGGCATTGTTCATTAGTGTCAAACAGACTTTCAGTTTGAAACTGTTGGCAGTCTACACCCATACACACAAATATAATCATTATCCACTTCATAATAGTACTTAGATCCTTTAATGCTGATGTTCAGTACTACTATTACTGAATATGCATGACAGACTTGCAATACAACGGCAAGTTCTGATGCTTGAGAAATGAAGATGACAACCAACTGTGATTGGATAATGAAGTGTGTATTTTGGTTGTCATCTTGTTCATATAAAGTATTTAGTTAATGAATTGACTATTGACAGCAATTAGAAGGTGTGCTATGCTGTTTTGAACCAATGAAATCCTACTTAATAAACATCACTCATACGGTAAATACACTAAAAGTAGGTTAAACTATGAAAAAACGCACTAGAAGTATATTAGATGAACTGAGAAATATAGGTAGAATAAAGGACACGGAAGCCTTTATTGAAACCACTGGTAGCAATATCATAGAGAGTGCGATAAATCTACTACAAACTATTAACACGAATTATCCACCAGAACAAGCACAAGAACTAGAAAGACGTTTTCTTAATTCAATTAGAAATCAAGACACAAAGAAGTTTAGAACTGGGATCAAAAAGATAATTGAAGGAAAGCAAAATGATACTGAATGAAGGCGGTAATATATTCAAAGATCCCAACGGACAGATTGCAACAAGAAGAATCAATAAAGCAGATGTCAGTCCTACAATAGCCTGGCTGGAACAAGTCACAGGTCTTCCATTAGCAACAAACACATTGGGCACAACAGGTATAGCACCTACAAGTGGTGACATAGACATCGCAGTTGATCAGAATAAAATTAGCAAAGACGAACTTGCAGACAAACTTACCCAATGGGCAGTGAAGAACAAACAGGATCCAAAGCAATGGGTAAAGAAGAGTGGTATAAGTGTACACTTCAAAACTCCGATCAAAGGCAGTGCCAACAATGGATACGTCCAAACTGATTTGATGTTTGGTGATCCGGACTGGATGAAATGGAGTTTGAGAGGTGGAGAAGTTGGAAGCGAATACAAAGGTTCGGACAGACACGTGATGATCGCCAGCATAGCCAAGCCACAAGGATACAAATGGAGTCACAAGGCAGGACTATTGAATAGAGAAACAAACGAACCTATCACAAAAGATCCAAACAAGATTGCTGAACTGTTGCTAGGCAAAGGCGCAGTAGGAAACGATTTGAATAGTGTTGAAACCATACACGCAAAAATTAAAAGCAGATCAGATTACGACAAACTGATTGTCGATGTAAAAGATTCATTTGCTAAAATAGGCAAAACTTTGCCTGAAAGTTCTGGACCAATCAAGTGGTTTAGAAATATGTTGAATGCAATTAAGATATGAGAATAGTTGAATTTAAGAACATTGATCAGAAAAGATTAGTCCTTAAAGAATTAAGTCCAGCAAGAATACATCATGCAGAGGATTTAATTTTTTGGGAAGGATCAGCAGGTGCCATGAGAGCAGTGCAACAATTAGAACAACTTGCCAAAGGCACTCAATCATTGACAATCAAATGGGACGGATCACCAGCAGTGGTATTCGGAAGGAATCCAAACGGAGAATTCATATTCACAGACAAGCATGGCTTCATGGCAAAAAGTTATGACGGTAGAGCAACCAATCCAGAAGACTTGGAAGGTGCAATCATGCAGAGAGCAAAAGACAAAAGCAAAACAAAATCCTACAGAGCCTATGCAAGTAAAATGAAAAGTGTGTTTGAAATATTTCAAAACGCAGTGCCGGAAACATTCCAAGGTTACTTTGTTGGAGATATGCTATACTTCACAACTCCTAAGAAGGTGGGCAATAGTTTTGTGTTCCAACCTAATGTGGTAAATTATCAAGTGCCTGCTGAGACTGACCTAGGTAAAAGAATCGGTACAAGTAGAGCAGGAGTGGTCGTTCATTACATGATGAGTGAAAAAGGTAGAACCATGCCAGTGAAAGATTTAAAAATGATACAGGGCAGTGATGTATTGGCTATACCGCCAACAACAGTGAACAAGAGCGAACCTGTAGATGTCAGTGCTGTGAATGAACTTAAAAATTTAATTGCAAGTAATTCAGCAAACATGGACAAACTACTAGACAAAAGCACATTGGCTGGTATGAAACTTGCAGACTTTCCTAATTTGTTATACACATATCTTAATAGCAAGGTAGACACGGGATTGAAAGGATTGGGTAACGATTTTGTTAAATGGTTACAAACGTCAGCAGTGACGGAAGTTAAAAAAGCAAGGATAATGAATTACATCAAAAGCAACACACAGGCATTCATGGCGTTATGGAAAGTGGTATCCGGTATTATGATTGCAAAGGACAACATAATCAAACAACTGGATAGGTCCAAAGGTGTTGTAAATGCCACAGTCAATGGCAAGCCTGGTGGCGAAGGATACGTCCTAAAATCACCTAAGGGCAATATTAAATTGGTGAGACGTTCTGGCTTCACTAAAGCCAATAGAGCGATAAATAGATAAGGAGAACACAATGAGAGCAAGAGATTTTATTACACCAATTAAAAAAGAGTTTCAAGACCCAGCAGATGATCCAAATGCAGGTTTCGACAAGGAATTCAAACAGGATTCAATGTTCAACCAATTGGGCAAAATTCTAGACAGCAGAGGCAATCCAAGACCTTTAGACACTGTAATCACAGATGATGGTAAGAAGCACAAAGTGAACTTCCAACAGGCTAAGATGATTAGAATGCTTTTAACAGCACCTCAAGTAAAGCCAGACCTAAAACGTCAATTCACAAAAGACATACAAAATAGTGAAACATTAGAGAAGTTTTTGCAGACTGATGACATGGGTGCATTGTTTAGATCAATGTATGGTGGAGCAGATGCAGAACCAACAAACTACGGCAGATAATCTAGACTTCCTTCACAGTCTTTACGAAGCGAGAATGACTCGTGACGCTGAGGACCAGCGAATACTCACATACACAGATTGCACAGAAAGAACATACCTTACACTTTTAATATTGCAATTATTATCCCAGTTCAGCACATATAGACAGTATGCTTCGCAGTACGCAAGACAAACTAAAAAGACCAATTATAAACAATTTAGAATGCATTCAACAGACTTGCATAACTTTGTCTATTTCGTTACTGGTGATGACAAAGCAATGGACAAATTGAAAGATGCCATTGCGGCAAAGATGTTGCGTAAAAGAGCATCATTTCCTACAATGGCTTTCCAAAGGTTTCTAGGTGAATTATCGTCAGGCATGACTCCAACAGGCGTCACACAATTCTTCCTAAATGTAGAATCTGGTTTGAACATAAGGAACACTGATTACAAGACTGTGAGAAGAGAGATACTTAACTTCAGCGGTTTGACACAGAGAGACAAACGTATGACTGTGACTAGGCTACTTCATGCCGCGAGAGCAAAATTAAGAAGTGCAGACATCATCGAATATCTAGAAAAATTAGCCTCTGACAGAAATCTTGAAACAGGCAACGTACAGGACAACGAACCTAAGATTAGTGTGCCAGACATTTCTACACAAGGTAGAGACCTTGCCCTATACAGATATCTTGTAGGAGGTTCAAACATAGTGGCACTTAAACGTTTCATTGACCTCGCATTGTCGGGCAAAAGCATTCCTGGTTCTGTTGTGTCAGCATATCTACCAGCAATCAAACTTGTTGATGACATAGTAAAAGCAGGCCCTTCATTTGTGCAGGTGCTGAAGGCATTGCAATCTAGAGCAAAAAACACCAAAAAATAAAACACACAGACATATTTCGGTAGTAAACCTATAAATATCATTAAGTGTCTCTGGAGAGGAGACGCCATTTAACGAGAAAAAGAGGAGAAACACGATGGCAACATTAACTAAAGTAAATGGTTTCCTAAACAACTATGTGACGGGAACAGTGTTCCAAAATGCTAACCTTGGCTTCTATCAAGCAACAATAAGATCAACTTCAAATGGCTCAAACACGGCTATCGACTTAAGAGCGGAAGACGGTGATGCGGCAGGCGAAGCAGATCAAAAAGTTGAGTTAATTGTTAAATCAGTAAATGCGATTGGTTACTTTGCCAAAGATGCTAATGATGGTATCTTGGCGCTAATCGTTGACAATTCTCAACACACAGCAGATTCTCTAGCGGCAATTATAGAGAACCTTGATGGTATCGGTACAGATACTATCGTTGAAGCGGCTGACCAATTAACATTCAAGTAATAGTTAATTGTAGCATTGACACGTTAAAATACAGAAAGGGCGGCTTTATGTCGCCCTTTCGTTGTATTAGCACTTAATTTTTACCAAAAACCACTAAATAATAGCAACATACACTTCGGAGCGAAGTGTGTCATTTAAGAGAAAAAAGGAGAAAACAAATGGCGGCAATATCAGGAAGTAAAGATATCTCAAACGCATCTAATTTCGAAGTTCTTTCAAAAGACTTAGAAATCTACACAATAGCAGGTGCTACAGGTATCCACACAAACCCAAGCGACGCAGACTCAGTATTCCACAAAACTTTAAGAGCAATCAGTTCTGAAGCAAACGTGGTAATGGTAGGTACACCAGCGGCTAACGACTTAACAGTTGTATTAGAAGGCAATTACGCAGGTGCAGGTGCAACAGCGGCGGCGGCTCAATTAAAAGCAGTAATCGACGCGGCAACTGGAACTACAACGACTGTAACGGCAGTTACGTTCTCAGGCGACGGACTTGCGTAAGGGTACAATAAGATAAGACAGATAAGACTTCTTATCCTATTAACAAAAAATATAAAAGAGCGTTCAGGAAACTGGACGCTCTTTTTTTATGACATATAAGTACGTGTGCTAGGAACAAAGGCGAATAGAATGAGATTTAAAGCATTATCACTGATAGACATTACCAAAACAGGAGTCAGCCGAAACAAAGAGGCTGAAGATCAAAAGGCTGTGGCTCAGTTCGCCAACTACATGACAGTTGAAAATTGTCTACAATTGAGATCCAACATCAAAATACTGACAGTGCCAAAAGGCAAAAAGATGGATATCAGCAACCTCAAGTTTGGTGACAATTATAGGGGTGAACAGATGGTTTGGGAATTTATTTTCGAGCCGGAAATACCCGAGGCGATCAGTGTAAAAACATTAAATGAAGACTTTAATCTTATTCCAATGTTGACAGGCTTGGACGAAACAATTAAAATAACCAATGGTGTGTACATCACTGATGATGAAGATTATACAAATTTACTATTCATTAAACAAATAGATAATGAGTAATACCGCCCTAATAAATACATTTGTTAAGGCTCGTTTAGGCAAATACAATTTAGGCCCTTCCATAGAGAAAAATAGATAAAGAAACGGAAGAGAGAAAAATGGGAACAACTGATTTAGAAAAACAAAATTTAGAAGCACACGTTGATTTGTGCGAACAAAGATACAAAAACTTAGAATCTCGTCTATCAAACATAGAAGAGAAAGTTGAGAGTATCCATACTGACATCAACGCAGGTAACAAATCCATGGTGAAAGTCATTATAGGTGCAACTGGTACCATAGTGGCAGGTCTCTTATCCACAATAGTAGTCCTATTATTAAAGTTTCCAGGTTAATCATAATACCACCCTTCACCGCTAAATAACACTATAGAGCAGGTGATTCATGAAAATAAGTGAAATTGTAACAGAGTCAGTCGTACAGATTTGGTCACGAACCAAGGCTGGAAAAATGGTACGTAAGTACAGATGCACAGCAGGTCCACGTAAAGGTAGGATAGTCAGCAGTCCATCAGTATGTACCCAGCCAAAGAGATTGGGTTCAGTTATGGCAATCAAAAAAGCCAAAGCACGTCGTGGATCCACTATGAAGATCAAACGTTCATTCACTAAACGCACATCTGCTCCTAGTATTAGAGTAAGTAGACTGAACAGAGCGGCAAGACCTAGCAGAACTAGGCACACTTTTAGACCGGGTAAAAGAAAGAGCATTAGAAGATAATGAGATTTAAAGAGATATTAGAAACACCATACCTTGATAAAATTACAAAGCAGATAGCACCTGCACAGAAAACTGGAGCGCCTGTACCCAGCAACAAATTGCCTAAGGGTCCGGTAAAGACACAGGCTATAAAGTCTCCATTAAACACACTAAACAAAAGAGCCAGTCAAGCATTAGTAAAGAAAGGAAGTACAATACCATTGCCAACAAGTCCTAATCAAGAAACAGATTACGAAATAGATCAAGTTGGCACAGACACAGTCACAATGAAAACAGCAAAACCTACATCAGGTGCACCAGAGAAAGTGACTGTAAACAAAAAGGATTTAGATCCTATATTAACAAACCTATCGAGAAGAACAAAAGCAACCAACAGATGAGGATAAACGAACTTATACAAGAATTTACTATCCAAACCTCTAACGAAGAGAAGGATATGCTCAGTAAATTACAGAGCGTAAAAAATTTAGATACTTTTATGGAAAGAGATCAGGAAGTAATAAATCAATTAGTAAGAAAAAGTTTGGTCCGCAAAATAGATAAAGATGGATCAACAATGGTGGTTGCGAATGCAGGTCAAGAAACTAGGTAAAAGACTCCAACGTTTTATAGATGAACAGGCTGAGAAAGTCTGTATGCCAATCCAACACGGTAATAGTGTGAGGGTAAAGAACTATGTGATACGCAAAAATCCACATGGGTACCTTTTATACGATATCAATGCCAATAAGCAAGTGACCACAACATTTACCAAAACAGCGGCACTGGCTTTGGCAAAGCAGTTGGCTGATGACCCTAAAAACAGCATTAAACACATAGTAGATACCGATGAAAGCATACAAAACAAGTATAATGAGTGCATATTCTACAAATACACAATGACCACAACCGACGATGATATCAAACGTGAAGTGACTAAAATACGTTATGACATCGTGTGGGAGGATTTGCTCAAGTTAAGAGACACCTTGGACAACTACATATTTGATAAATAAATTAGCGAAGGAACAAAAGCATGAAAATAGAGCAGTTTAGACAGGAATTAACAACAGAGCAGTTGAACGACAGACTATCTAAGGTCTTTGGTTCCTCTATAGATTTAGACAAATTCAGCATAGAACAATTACAAACAGCACAATCTAACGTTGCTGGCAAGATTGCAAACATTGAACAATCAGAACCATTTGATGGATTAAGTCACAACGAAGAATATCACAAGCAAAAAATGTTCCTAGACGTTTTAGATTCAGCATTAAAAGACAGAAAATTAGCGATAGAAGGTTATTACAAAAAAGTGGACCTAGCGGCAGATGAAATGTTAGGGGATTATGTTGACCCAGAAAAAGAAGCATTGAAAATGAAAAAAGATGCCGTTGCCGCTGATATCAAATCAAGAGCAGACAAAGAAGATTCAGAAGTGATAAAAAGAGCACTTGAAAAACTTGAAATAGAATTTGAAGATGATGGTACAATGAAAGAACCAGAATACGAACCAGATGGTCCAATGGAAGGAAATGCTTTCGCTCAAGCAGTACAAAAAGCAAAAGCGGCAGGTATGAAAAAAGGTGACAAGTTTAAAGTAGATGGTAAAGAATACACTCTACAAGATTGTGAAAATTTAATAGACGAAATGAAAAAGAAAAAAATGAAAAAAATGAGTGAGAAAGCGAAACCAGATTATATAGATTTAGACAAAGACGGAAACAAAACAGAGCCGATGAAGAAAGCGGCTAAAGACAAAGAAAA